CTTCTCAAGATACAGCAGTAACTTTCCAAGAGGATAATATTGTCAAGTTCGCCGGCGCAAATGTTATCAATCAAGAAGTTCTTGATAGATCGGATCCAAGTTTCCTAGATTTGCTTATCCGTGAGTTGGCTGCTTCATACGCACAAAAGACTGATGCTTATGCAGCAAAGATTGCATCAGAGGCAGCAGCAGGATCAACAGGCTCAACAATCTATGCAGCAATTGCTGATGGAATTGCAGATGCTTATGGCGTTATGCGTTTCACACCAAACCGTTTGATGGTTGCTCCATCAGGTGGCGAGGATGGCATTGACTTCGCTGGATTACTTGGCGCAGTTGCAGATGGTCGTCCACTATTCGCAGCAGCAGCACCACAAAATGCTGCCGGTCTAATTTCTCAGGGCAGTACAAATGGTACCGTTGCTGGATTAGATCTAGTTGTAGATCCTAACTACACAGGCGACAATGCAAATGTTAAGCACGCTTTGGTCTATCCATCAGCAGCAATGCGATTCCACGAATCCGGAACATTTGATATTCGTGCCAATATCGTTGCAAACGGCCGAGTTGAGATCGGTCTTTACGGTTATGTTTGTGCGGTTAATCGTTACCCAGCAGCATTCCGCAAACTATCAGTAGCCTAATTTAACTGAGTGCCTAGGGTTGCTCCCGATCCTAGGCATCCATTAATGGGAGTAAGGAGATGACATGCCAAGCATTATTTCAGCGAGTGAGTTGAGAGCAATAATTGGTGTGTCATCATCCTTGTATAACGATACTTATCTTGATGGCATTATAGATACAGCCGAAGGCATAATCTTGCCAATGTTAGTTACATTCAAAAGCCCAATCGAAAAAGTGTCGCTGACAGATAATGTCGCCACTTTCACTACACTAGGAATTCATGAATTTACCCAAGGACAATCAGTTGTCATCGCAGGATGCGGAAGTCCATACAACGGAACAAGAGTTGTGCTGGCAGACAATCTTGGACAATATACCTTTTCAGCATCGATCACTAATGCCGATTTACTCGAAGTTAATGTCATCCCATCCGGAACTGCTACCCTTTCTGGCGCATCAACTTATGTTGGAGTCCAGCCTGTTCGATCAGCAGTCTTTGCCGTTTCAGTCGAAGTCTTTCAATCAAGAATTGCAGCCGGAGGACAAATAGAGGGTGTAGATTTTAGCGCAACGCCATTCCGTCTTGGCCGATCGCTTTTCAATCGGTGCGTAGGATTATTAGGTGCTTACATAGATGTTGAAAGCATGGCTCAATAAATGCCAGCATCAACAATTCTTTCATCAATTCGCACGCCATTAGCAACCGCTTTAGGCAGCGTTACTGGTAGCGTTTATAGTTATGTTCCAGAATCCGTTTATCCACCAGCAGTCGTTTTCGTGCCTTCATCGCCGTATCTTGAAATTGAAACAATTGGCAAGTCATCTGTTAGATGTAAAGTCAATATGACAATCACAGCCATAGTTGCTTACAACAGCAACCCAGCATCGTTGGACAATATGGAGCAATTAGTAATGAGTATTCTGGCAGTTATCCCATCGGGGTATGTTGTCGGATCAGTTGAACAACCAACAGTTCAACAAATCGGATCATCAACAATGTTGATTTCTGATATAAATGTATCAACCTATTACACACAGACAAACTAAGGAGCAAGATGCCTACGACAGTTATTACCGGTCGAGATATTACCTTCACCATTGGCGGTAATAATTTCGATGCTCAAGTTACAACCGCAACTTTAGAGTGCGAGAGAAATCGTGTTCGCTATGAAACTTTGGATGGAGCATCATTCAAGGTTATTGATGACAACTGGACATTCAACATTAGCATGCTTGCTGATTGGGGTGCTACCGGATCACTTTGTGAGATTCTTTGGGGAGTTGCTGAGAGCGCACCAAACACAGGTATCTCAACAGTATTCACGGCAGCAACAGGTGCAGCATTTACTTTCCAAATTCTGCCTAACTTCCCTTCAGCCGGAGGAACAGCACCAGATGCACAAACTCTTGATTTGAGTTTCCAAGTTATTGGAACACCAGCAGAATCATTTAGTTAATAAGAAATCGGGAGCAAAATGAAACTAAATATAACAATTGAATACAACTCAGGCGAGCAAGCCACTTATGTAGCCCAACCGCCTGAGTGGGCAAAATGGGAAAAGCAGACAGGACACACCATTGGTCAAGCATCCGAGAAGTTGGGCGTTTGGGATCTTATGTTTCTTGCTTATCATGCACATAAGCGAGAACTTGGTGCAGCCAAACCCATCAAGCCAATGGATATTTGGATGGAAACTGTTGCCGATGTAATTGTCGGTGATGCAGACCCAAAAGCCACCCAGCAGGAAGCCTAAGTAGATTATTGGTTGAGTTGGCAATAGCCACACAAATACCAATGAGCGAATGGGTTGAAGCAGAGGACATTTTAACAGCGATCGAGATATTGGAGAAACGGAATGGCAACTAGCACCGAACCTCTAATAGTCTATGACAAAAGGGAACTTGCTTCATTTGCTAAAGTAATTAGAAACATGAGCGACATTGCCGTTCAAGAAACCAAACGCAGAGTTGGCGAATTGGCTCAAAAAGAATTAACAGAGATTCGCAGAATCGCTTCATCAAGAGGCAAGGTTGCTGATCGTATTGCCCAAGGCGGTAAAGTTAAAAAGTCCTCATTGCTTGGTGAAATATCTTTTGGTTTTGCTTCTCAAAAGTTTTCAGGTGGAGCAACAACTCAATTTAATACTAGAAATGATACAAAAGGCAATCGCCTTGGTATTGGCGCAGCACATGAGTTTGGATCTAAGAATTATCCTCAATTCCCAAGATGGAGTGGGCCAATGCCTAAAGGTTCAGGATCAAGAGGATATTTTATTTATCCAACAATCAGATTCTTGCAACCAACTATAATTAAAGAGTTTGAACAAATCATTTTGGATATAAGAAAAGAGTTTGCTGATGGCAGGTAATAGCAGAACTTTAACCCTCGCACTTGCAGCCGATATTGATGGTCTTAAAAAAGGCTTAGATGATGCAAACAAGGTAGTAAATAAATCAGCCGATCAGATTGCAGATTTTGGCAAAAAGGCTGCTTTGGCTTTTGCTGCTGCCGGTGCTGCCGTTGGTGCATTTGCTATATCTGCTGCCAAGGCTGCTGCCCAAGATGAATCAGCACGCAAGAAACTTGAACAAACTATTCGTTCAAACACTCAGGCCACAGAGGATCAGATCGCAGCGGTTGATAAATACATTACTAAGCAATCGATTGCTACTGCAACAACAGATGATGTTTTAAGGCCAGCGTTAAGCCGTTTAATTAGATCAACTCAGGATGTAACAAAAGCACAAGAATTGTTAAGCCTTGCTCAAGAAATTTCAATTGCAACAGGTAAGCCACTTGAGGCAGTTACAAATGCTCTAGGTAAAGCATATGATGGAAGCAACACAGCACTTGGCAAACTTGGTTTAGGTATTGATCAAACTACTCTTAGAACTAAATCATTTGATGAGATTACTAAAGAACTAGCAAAGACTTACGATGGCTTTATTAAAAACGAAGCAACCAATGCTGAGTTTAAGTTCAAGCAATTAACTATTGCCTTAGATGAAACTAAAGAGCAAATTGGAGTTGCTTTGCTTCCAATTGTTAAAGAATTTGCTGATTATTTACTGGCAACAGTTGTTCCAAATGTTCAGGCTTTGGCCGCTGGGTTAACTGGAGATAATAGCGTTACCGCTGGAATTACTGATGCAACAAAAGGTGCTTATGCCTTTGGACAACAATTAAGATCAACTATTGAGTTTGTTATTAGCATAAAAGATGAATTGTTAATACTTGGTGGCATTATTGCAACTGTATTTGTAGCCAATAAAATAATTGCATTTGTGGCAGCAATTCAAACATTGATTACAGCAATGGTCGCTTTAAGAGCAGCAGCAACCGCTGCAAGCGTGGCGACTGCTTTTGCAACCGGTGGAGGATCTATTGCTGGCGGTGCTATTGCTTTGGCTGCTGCTGGTATAGCAACCGGAGTTGTAAGTAGTGCGGTTTCTGGAGGCAATGCTGCAAACGCTGCATCGACTGCTACTGCTGCTCAATTGGCTGCTGGAGCAGCAAGGGCTGGCACGACAGTAAATAACATTACAGTTCAATCAGTAGATGCTGAAGGATCTGCCAGAGCAGTTGCTAAAGTGTTAAATGACAGCGCATCCAGATCAACTCCACAACTTTACAATTCAGGAATCACTAGGGCTAGATAATGACAGTTTGGACACCTGATTGGAAGTTATCGGTTGCCGGTGTTGATTACGAAAACATCACTATTGCCGATATTGCCCATCAAGCAGGTCGAGATGATATTTATACTCAACCAAATCCATCTTATTTACAAGTTGAGGTTGTAGCACTTTCTGGCCAAACTTTACCATTTGAAATCAATGATGGTTTAA